TTTGGGGGTCATCGGACATATTGGATTTGGTGGTACCTACAAAAGGCAGGTTGTAAATAATGTTTAAGTCTTGGATGATTTGACCATTGTTGTTGTCCCCTACATATCGGTGGACTTTGGATCCTGCCCATAGCTGTTCTGATTTTGTTTTGATAAGCAAGGCGATGTTTGAAGTGACTGCATCCCTATTAGTCAAGGTCTGCTCTGCTTCAATGTAAAGGCACGCTCTCTTAAAATCCCATGTAGCATAAATGATTGCAGTTTTGTCTCCTAACCCCCAGTCACAAGCTATATAGTGATGGTAAAATTTATATTCAGGTTCCCTGTCTAGGATTTGCACGTAGTCAGGTCGCCATTCAGGAATAACCATTTGATCCGTAGCAAAAACAAACAGACCCTCAAGGTACATCTTTTGCATCTCTTCAGAGTATCTCGATTTGAGATTGCTGACGTAGTTGTCCCCAAGTGCAGGGTTGTCCATGGTTCTACCAAAAATAACTTCCCTGTCCGACCGACGGTTAAGGATGAATTCATCATAGCACCAAGTCATAACCTCAGGCGTAAAGGTATGGAGAACCGATAGCTTAGGTGCGTCTCCTACCCTCACCCTTGCAATAGATTGGTTGTATGCATCCAAAGAGCAGACACTGGATTCGTCCATCCAAAGGTGACTAAGGTTCGCCCCCTTAAGTGAGGTTGGGATTTCTGCGGATCCTACATAGGTTGTGTGTCTGAAGTCTGGCAGATAGAATGTATGCTCTGATTTGTTGTATGTGTAGTCTATTCTGGATTTATCAAGTAGTTCTGTAAACGTAGGGATTATGGTTCTTTTTGCCATAGGGTAAGAAGGGGACACCATCATGGATTGAAAGCCTGCGTTAATTGCGCACAGCTTTACGAACTCGGCTGCACCTGCCATAGACTTACCACTTCCAAATCCTGCGATCAATGCTTTCTCAAATGCTTCTGACTCATGGAATTTCTCTTGATGAGGTGAGTTAGGAGCGTAATCTATAGTAATGTCTTTTATCATTTCTTAAAGCTCACTATGACCTCAGTATAGTTTTGAGTCTCAACCTTTTGCTTTACGTTTCCATAGACATCGTCTTTTATTGAGTTCCACGCTTGGACGTTCCCTTTTGTCAATACTTGTGCAATCATGGATAGAGCCATTCTTTGTTCCACCGTGAGGACTTCTTCCTGACCAGTGATCGGGTTTTTTGTTTTGAGAGTCGCTTCGAGAAATTCACGTAGAACTGTGGAACGGTTCCGAACTCCTTTAGGTCTACCGCCTGTCGCACCTTGTCCCCAATCTCCTGGGTGTAACGTCCCGCCGTTTCTTCCTGGGTTTTTACTGGGTTTCATCTCGCTAACCTCATAAATTCACTTCTCGAATTTTCGTTTTCCATAAATATTCCTAGGAGCTTGCTTGTCGTGGTTTCCGCTGTCTTCTTTACCCCTCTCATTTCCATACATAGATGACGAGCTTTCAGAATAACCCCAACGCCTTTCGGGTTTAGTTCTTTCTGTATGAAATCGGCGATTTGAATTGTGATCCTTTCCTGGTTTTGGAGTCTACGAGCGAACTTGTCTACTATTCTAGGTATCTTTGAAAGCCCGACGATTTTCTTGTTCGGAACGTAAGCGACACAAGCAGTTCCAAAGAACGGAAGTAAATGATGCTCACAAAGAGAATAGAAGTTTATGTCCTTTACGATAATCATTTCGTCATAGGATTCCTTTTCAAAGGTTGTGACGTTAAACTTGGTTTCGCCGAGAAATTCCCTCAAATACTTAATGTGTCTTTTCGGTGTCTCACGGAGTCCTTCCCTAGATATATCCTCACCCATAGATTGCAAAATCCTAGTCACGGCATCTTCCGCTGGAAGTTCGTTCGCTTCCCAAGGAAATTCAATCCACTCAGTAGGTTTTTCATATAAAGCAATAAACGGTTTATCGAACCCCGCCTTGGTCTTGCCCGAGTCAATAATATCGTCCACTATAAGATCAGCAGTTTCAGGAGAGTCTACAACGGTTCCCTGGTTCAGTGATGCTAAAATAACCGCTGGCACAACTCCACCACGAGGAACACCATAGAGTTTGAGACCTGGTTGAATTTTAATTTCCTTACACTTGGCGTATATGTCTTCGTAAGAGAGTTTCATCGAACGCTCCAAATTTTATGATTCTGTAGTGTCATCTTCCACTTAGGATTCTCAAGACATAAGGAAATGCAGTAGGACAGATTCGATTGATTTATTTTATCACCGTTCGACATAGGAGAAAGAAAGTAGTGTTCAGCTTCCACCGAAGGGTTGGGGATTCCTTTCCCCTGTGCTACGACATACTTCAGCTCGTTTACTTTTTTAAAGTTCTGTTTCAAAACGTGCTCGGCGACTTTTGGAGAGACGCAAATCCAGTCTAATTCGTAGTCTAGTTTCTTGCTCCCGTTGGTTTCGATTGCTTGCTTGTATCCCAGTTTCCGAAAATATTCCACCACCTCCTTTGTGAGTTGCAAACTTGGTTCGCCGCCCGTCCAGATAATCCACTTAGTTTTGAACGCCGAAATTTCTTTATATATTTCTTCTATACTTAGCTCACGGAAAGATTCAAACTCCGTATCGCAGAAATTACAAGTAAGATTGCAATTCGCCAACCTTATAAAGATAGACGGTTCGCCGATTCTTGCCCCTTCACCTTGGAGAGAATAAAAGATTTCATTTACTTTTATAGATTGCACTGCATTTCCTTGTTTCTTCAACTCGACATCTCAGTAAGGTGGTTCCCGTCCCTTCCAGAACCAACGGAGCAACGACCTCGACCAAATGCTTGGCTATGTTCTCCGCCGTAGGATTGAATGGAACCATAACCACACTTGAGTCGATTTCTTTTAACTTTGTGGCATCTGGATCGTTTTCCCAAACTAAAAATCTATGGTCATAGTTTTCTTCTAACCAATAGCAAAGTTTTTCTTTTATAACCGAAAAGTCCAAAACCCTACCGATTGAGTCAAGTTCTCCGTTTATGGTAAATGTCACTCTATAATTATGTCCATGAAGGTAGGCACATTTTGACTCATGCCCATAAACTCTATGCCCGCAACTTATATCGTGGTATCGTTCGGCTGTAATCATTTTAACCCTTCTTTGTAAAACTTTAATTGTTTACCAATACCAAGCCCTTTTATTGGCTTTGTTTGTTTGTTTTTTAATATCACTCTTAAATACTTGCAATAATTTTCTCCGCAAAGCCAAATAATTTCATCCTCTGATTTAATAAATTTTGATATATTTTGATAAACTTTGAACGCCCAAATTTTCTTTTCTTTTTCAGAAAAAGTATTTAAAGTTAAATCATAGTCTGTAATTATTTCATCAGGATTAATCGCTCCATACTTTGCCGATAAAATAATTATTTTATGCGATATTTTTTTGGCATAAGCAAATGATTTCTTAAATAAATTAGAGGTATAAATTTCGCTTGCTTTATGATTTCCTTTTTGTTTTTTTGAAACACAACTAACAAAAGCGATAATCATATCCAACCTTTTTCTTTTGCTTCATAAAATCCTTTAACTCTTAATTTGGTTGCTGGATTCGATTCATTACCCATTCCCCATTCGTGCATAGTCTCGTCTCCGTTATAGTCTGTCATGGTATCACGGATGATAATCTCTAAACATCCAAAGTCCTTCGCTAATCTCCAGGTCTCCGCTTTGGTTAAATACATGAGAGGTGTATGGATTCTGATACCTCCGATTCCAAGACCAAGTGATAAAGCGTTTTGTAGAGCGTCAATGGTGGTTCTACGGCAGTCTGGATAGCCTGAATAATCAGTTTGGCAGACACCCGTAACAATATCCGAAGCACCTATGTCTGCACAGTATGATCCCGCTATGGTTAAAAATAAAAGATTTCGACCCGCTGTAAAACTAGCGGGCAATGACTTATCCAAGTGAGACGGTTGGTTATGATCCCCATGTTCGACAAGACTTGACTTTGCTAACAAACCTTGGACATTAAAAATTTTATATTCAACCCCCGCTTCTTTTGCAATTTTTGCCGCTTGTTCAAGTTCAATTTTGTGGCTTTGATTGTAGTCGAAACCTATTGCGTAGACTTCCTTGAAGTTTTGTTTAGCCCAGTAAAGACACGTTGTAGAGTCTTGCCCCCCGCTTAATAAAATTACAGCTTTCATAGATACTCCTCGGCGTATTTTGAAAATTTAATCCACTCACTAAAATTATGAAAGGCCACTTCATTCCCTTTTACTTTTTGCCCTTTTTTCCTTTGCACTTTATCCATTGTTCTCCCATTAAATAAATACACATGACCAAACTTATTTCCCGATAGCCAGGCAGTGCTGTCAACTGAGTGGAATCTATACTTGGCCATCCCCTCTAAATTGGTAAACCCAAGCCCGTGGACTCTACAATTATTTTTGTTTGCAATACTTAATAAATTACTGAATACAGGATACTCTGTTCTTTTTATTTCTTGTGTTACTATTCCGCCTACTGCCACATAACTATAGTCAGAACACATTTTTTTAAAATATTCTAAGCCCCTGCTTTTATGCCAAACGGGAATACATCGCTTGTTTGTTATTTTTTCTAGTTTTGCTCTAAGCCTTTCAACTTCAGTTAACCCAACGATAACATCTATGTCTAACTCAAAAAAATTGTCTACGTTATGGCGTTTTATAAATTCACCATAGGTTTCAATATACTTATCCCAGTCTACGCTTGAATTTTTTTTTGACGACATAAATGTAAAGGCACCGCTGTCCAATAAAAATCCCTTAAACTCTTTTAATAAAGGGAACATCCACTCTTCTTTCGAAATATAGTAAAAACTTTCCAGTGCGTATACTTGGTTTAATGGTATTATTTTTTGTTTGGCACCGATACCGCCGTGACCGTTTCCTATGCTGGCAATAAATATTTTCATCTTTTCGTTATACTCTATTCTACTATCGGACGCTGCTTGTTCTAAATAAATTTCCATGCTTAATTTAAAATTTTTTATTAAGTTCCCAGTAACGGCACCCGCTAAGAAAATTTTCATACACCAAGCAACCGAGCGACTATTTCTTCCTTCGTCCCATCGTATTCTTTAAAAGCCTCGGTCACTTTATCGTAGTCCTCTTGAGTGTATTCTAAAACTATTTTGCTTTTTGGTTCGGTCTTGTCTTTTAAATCCTCAAAAAAACTGTCAATGTCTACGCTTGACACTTCTGGCACGTATAGTCCCCAATCGTCTAATTCACTTAGATCAAAATCATTGGCGAGCATTGCCCAATCCCATTCTCCAAACCCAACGTTATCTTTGATAATGAATTCTTTCTGCTGTTCGGCGGTGAGATTGGATGCCCTGACTATATGGACTTCCTTTATGCCAGCATCCTGACAAGCTCTAAGTCTCATATTGCCACCCAGGACAATCATATCGTCATTGACTACGATTGGCCGGATCTCAAGCATCTGAGGGAAGTCTATGATTGATTGACGCAACTTTTTAAACTTATCGTCTTTTATCACCCTTGGATTAGATGGGTTTGGTTTTATATCTGAAATCTTTACAACTTCCAAGGTCTAGTTCCTGGATTCGTACAATGCCCTAGGCACGTCCATGTGATATGCCCACATACCAAACTTGTGAGCCTTGAAGAACATAGCTTGCTCTATGGATTCTATTAGGCTCCGGATTTCAGGGTAACCAAGGGTCATAGGTGCTTGACCTCTTGCTTATCGAGGTTGAAGGCTTTTTTGATTTGAACCCCATCAATGCGAGCCGACATCTTTTCTAGTTCTGAATTTACAGATGACTGTAATGAATGCAAATCAAATGATAGTTTTTCTACGTTGTCAGATTTGTCTTTCTGGAATGCTTTAAGTTGGTAAAGTTCGTCCCAAAGTTCTTGGTTTGGTTTAGACCCGTATTTACGGTCAATGAGTTTGTTCGCTAAATAGCCTAATACAGCTATAAAGGAAAAGAGGACAAGAGCTGTTGTCATTTCCATATAACTGTAATGATAGGATAGGTATTATGTCTCTGTCAACAATATTTTTACCAAGCCCAAACAGTAGGTTCGTGCGTTACCTCTAACGGTTCCTTTGTATTTCTCATCCAATAAGAACTAGAAAAATATATACGAGTTTTATGTTTAAAACACACAGCCCAGTGCCCAGCAGTATTTTCATCTTCCAGCCTAACTAACGGGCAATCACAAAGCTTTTCCATTTGAGTTGATTCTCTGCTAAATTCTTTTCTGTTCATCCCTAACTCACCTCATTTGCTCTGTATTCGCTTTCTCTCACTCTCATAATCTGCTTTTTCATAAGATGATACCTAGCACGGCTAATACCCAATGGCTGGTTTTGAGACAATCGGATATAGTGTTCGCAACAGACCCCCGTGACTTTACAATTTAATACCATTACTTGGAATCCGTGCCGTGCAAAGTTTCTGAGGACTAGCTTATCTTTTTCTATGGTGACCATTTATTCCTGTTTTATCGGCTCCTCCTCAGCCGGCTTTTGTGCCTCTCTAGGCTTTTGCTCTAGCAGGTTATAAATGTACACGCTAGGCTGTTTCTTTGGTTGTGGTGCACAGCTACCTAGTAGTAGTGCTATTATCAAATACTTAATCATATATCACCTCATTTGGCAAAGGGCATCTTATCCCGTGAAATTCCTGGCAGTGCCTCCGAACCTCTTCGAGAAACGCCTCACAGTTAATGGTGTCTAGTTCACTGGTATGAGGAACCTTGAAATGGATCTTGTACCATCCCTTAATGTCCTCTGTCGAGTAGCCTAGTTCATTACCAATGAATCCAAACAACCAGTGCATGTAGCGATTTTCCTTATAGGTTCTGAGTTTATACCATTTCTTTACTTTAAGCACGGCTCGTTTATTTGAGTTTTTGGCAAGGAACTGTTTAAACATTTGTGGGTTCTCACTGTTCCAAATACCATCACTGTCAAAGAAGCCGTGGTCTTGCATGTTTAATCCTTTGCCACTTCCTCACTAGGAGAAGGTGGCGTTTTACGGAATGGGTTACGGAATTTCATTTCAAAGACTCCTCAAGTTCTTTACGAATTAATTCAGGAATGGAGATTTTTTCGATTTCCGCTTTGGCCTTTATCTGGTTAAACAAAGTCTTACCAACACCAAATTGCAATATTGTGTACCCAGAGGCTTCTGGGTTTCTTATGGGATTAGGGTTTTTTATGCCGGTTTTTATCTTTACCCCTTTCCTTTGAGTCGCCCGACGAAATGAATCGTAATTTACCCCTTTTTCTCTTGCAAATTCCCTGAGCGTATACCATGGGGTTTTTTCCTTTCTTCCTGCAAACTGCTCTATTAGTTTGCCATATTTAGATTTTTTAACAAATGCTTTTTCCATTTTTGGTATCTCCTTCCTTCACACGGCTTCTTGGATTAAAAAAGCCATGATTTCTAGTGGTGTTTATTTTGCTTCTACCACAGGGGCTGTTGAACTTGTTACCGGTTTCTCTTTAGGTTTACGAACTCGCTTTTTCGCTGGTGCCTTGTTCTCGACTTGCTTCTTAGCAGCCGCCTTTTTAGCTGGTGCCTTTTTCTTTGGAGCAGGCTTAGAAACTGGTTTCGCCCATTCTGCCTTGACTAGAAAATACGCATCAATGAACGGTTGTGGGATTACTGCTAGGATGATAATACCTAGGATGTTTAGGATTTTGTTTGTCATGGTGGTGTTTACCTCGTTGTTTTACCAATTGTTACTAGATAGGAAATAGTTGTAAAGGAGTTTATGTTTAAAACGGCAATCTTGCCCCATTAATTAGTTCTACCATCTAATACAAACATAGCAATAGCACCGCATCCTTTACCTGGGTTCCCGTCTTCAATTGCGAGCCACTTGACATTTCCAAGGTGAACTACCGAAGCACCACAAAAAATCATAGCTTCTACTAACCAGTTATGAATCGGGAACACAAAGAAAACCAGTTTCCCTTTTTTACATTCCTCTTTGGCTTTCCTAAACCAGGCAGTTGCACCGATCTTTTTACCATTGTTGTCTACTACTCCAAACGGAGGATTGACGTATGAAACTTGACCCCATTCTTCTTTTAGCCCATCGAATCCTTCTGGTTTTGGATATGGGCATGGGTCGTAAAGATCAAATGGATGAATGCCGTAAGTGGTTTCAATAAAGTCATACACACTTTGAGGTGTAAGCCAATAGTGTTTCCCGTCTTTTTTATTGCCGTTCTCAAATACTTTATCAGCTACTTTGTTTTTCACGGCCTATACACTCCATCTTCATCACATTTAGATAGGATGGTGTCCATAAGGGCAATCATGGGTTCAGGGTCTCCCTTCAAAAAGTGGTTGTATGCAACCAATTCATGTAAGTCTTCACCATCTGCATTGATTTCGCACCACTGGTCTTCCCTGTATAATGGGCAACTATTACATCCAGATTTATTTGCATAGGTTTGGCAAAAAGAACACGTTGATCCTGAAAATGCAAATTCAAGTTTGTCTGAGTATAGCCATGCTTGATGTTTAATCAGCCCATGCCTTTCTAAATTTTCCTTCCTTGCCCCAATGTATTTGAGTTTTGTATGTTCTGCCCTCTCCCTATCATTAGTACATAGGGATGGGTCTGTATAGTATTCTTGTTTCCAGGATTCAATGGACATATCTATTTACCCATAAGGAAGTCACGGGACTCTTGGCTAATCATATCCCAGGCTTGGAGGACCTTGGCTTTTGATGAAAAGAATATATTCCCGTCAAAACACATTGCTTCTGAATAGCCAGCATGATGTAATCCATCTTTTGGGTCAT